AACTTCCGCTACATGCTACTCGCGAGCGGTACGCTGCCGGTCGAGATGGTGCTCTCCAAGGACTTCGCTCCACAGGAGTTCCGGATGATCGACCCGGTGACGCTGAACTGGAAGCAGACCCAGCCCGGTGTCTTCAAGCCGATCCAGAAGACGACCGATGGCAACGAAGTCGACTTGAGCATCCCGACGTTCTTCGTCAAGTTCTTCCGTCGCGATCCAACCAACCTTTACACGTACTCGCCGTTCGTCTCGACGATCAACACCATCGCCGCGCGACAACAAGTCATCAACGACCTGTATCGCATCATGCAGCTGACGGGTTATCCCCGTATGGAGATCGTTGTAGTCGAGGAAGTCGTGACTCGTAACGCTCCGCTTGAGATCAAGACGGATCAGGCGAAGCTTCAAGAGTACGTGCAGCAGGTTCTCGCCAACATCAGCGCGTCTGTTTCCAACATTCGCCCGGATCAAGCGTTCGTGCACACGGATGCCGCCGAAGTGAAGATGACGAACGAAAAGAATCCAGGCATGGCACTGGACATTTCGAAGATCATCGACACGCTCAACTCGCAGAACCAAGCGGGTCTGCGGATCATGGGCACGATCATCGGTCGAGGCAATGCGGGCGTGAACACAGCCTCAGTCGAGGCGCGCATCTTCTCGATGATCGCGGAAGAGCTGAACCAGCCGATCGCTGACCTCTTCTCCGACATGCTGACGCTGGCCATTCGCCTGCAAGGCTCGCAGTCGTCCGTGAGCGTCAAGTTCCGGCCGGTCGAGCTGCGCCCGATGACCGAACTCGAACCGATGCTCACGATGCGTCAAGCGCGCCTGAAGGCTGACTTGTCGCTTGGCATCATCGACGACGACGAGTACCACCTTGAGATGTACGGACGCCTGCGTCCGGACAGTGCACCTATCCTCACCGGCACGAACTTCATGCCGGGGACCAACGTGCAGGCTCAGGCCGAGCTGGACATGCAGGCCGCGGCAGCTGCGGCGGGTGACCAGAACAACTCGAACAGCAAGACGAGCAAGAGCGATCCGTCGTCCAACGCGAAGAAGGTCACACCCAATTCCGACCCGATGGGCCGCTCGCTTGCACCGAGTGGTTCGAAGTCCGCACGAAGCAATGGCGTGAAGCCTTAAAAACTCTTTGACTCTCGTTAAGCCCATCGAAATAATACGGGCTACTTAAACCGGTCGGTCGCAAACGCACCAACGTCATGCCGAAGAGCGTAGTCATCACACCGAGGATCCAAGCCCTCATCGCCCAGAACAACGGCGGTGAGTCGGTCGACCTCCAGTCGATCGCGGTCTTCGAGGCCTCGGTGCTGAACACTCGCCCGCTCTCGAAGCCGGGATCGATTTTCGACAAGGGTCAGGTGAGCGTGAGCACGCTCAGCCAGATGGCGACCTACCTGAACGGCGGCGGTTTCGTTCCGCTACAGACGCTGCACCCAGCGGGAGACGAGCTGCCGATCGGCCGCTTCTTCCACGCGCAGGTCATGCCCTCCACGCTCGCGGATGCGTCGAGCGAGCTGATCTCCCTCTTCTACCTGCCGAAGAGCGACGAGAACACGCCGAAGCTGGAGCAAGGGATCATTGACGAGGTCAGCGTTGGTGTCGTCGCGCAGCACATGAACTGCTCGCAGTGCGGCTGGGACTACATGAGCGCCGAGGCGACGTTCGACAACTTCTACGACCGCACGTGCGCGAACGGCCACGTGCTCGGCACGGATGGTGTGCACCTGAAGCTCGAAGGCCTGGACCGCTGGACCGAAACGTCGCTCGTGTCCAAGGGCGCCGCGAACAACGCAAAGATCCTGGGCCGCGCGAAGCAGCGGCTCGGACAAGAGCAGTACGACCGCTTGGCAGCTTCGGGCGTTGCACCCGAGCAGAAGATGTTGATTGCCACCACCACAGACAAACCTCGGAGTCCGAAGATGGATAAGGAAACGCTGGAACTGATGACGCAGATGTCGGACTTGAAGGCCGATGCGAAGGTCTACACGATCACGCTGGCCGCGAAGGATGCCGAACTCGCAACGCTCAAGGCAGCTGTCGAAACGAAGGATGCCGAGATCGCCACCCTGAAGGCCAGCGACGTCTCCACCAAGCTGGCCGAAGTCGAAGGTCAAGTCGTCGCCCTGATGACCGCAAAAGAAACCGCCGAAACCGCGCTCGCAGCTGCTGAAGCTGAACTCGCGACGGCAAAAGCGCAAGTCGCCACGCTGCAAGCCGGTGCCGGAAACGGTGGCCGTGCCGAAGGTGCGGGCGCTGGCAACGTGAAGCTCGGACAAGCCCCGGCCGCTTCGGCGTTCAAGGCTGCGCCGCGCGCACGCTAATCACTCGCAAACCGAGAGGAAAGAATGGCAAACGTAATTGGTAATGGCGTCTCGCTTCGTGGCCTGTACCACGACGACTTCCAATACCCGTTCCTGCTCGCCACCGGAATCACCAAAGCCGACGAAGGCAAGGCTGTAGCTCTCGATGCGAGTGCAGCGAACACGGTGAAGCTGGCTGGCGACGGCGATCGGGTCATCGGCCGTCTGGAAGTGGTTGAAATCCGCGTGCAGGAAGGCATCAACATCGGCACGGTCTCGATTCAGGGTGGTCTCGACTACCCGGTCAAGGCCGGCGAAACGCTCGTCCCCGGCGACAGCGTCCTCGGCTCGACGGTCCTCGGATCGCTCAAGAAGGCGGGCGCTGGTGTTGTGACGAACCTCGTGGTCGTTCAAGTGCTGGCGAACGGCAACGCGGTCGCGATCAAGGCCTAAGCGCGGTCGGCTCCGTCCACCACCGGAGCCGGATGAAAGAAGAAGCTGGGTGCCCCGACCACCACCGGGGTTCCCAGCGGGTTCAACCAAAACCACACGGATCGAAACATGCCCGATTTGATCGACATCAAGCGCGAAGCACCGGAAGTGGTGCTGAGCAATCTGCGGCCGGACGATGCGAGCGACCAAGGTCGCTCCATCATGGCCGGTCAAAAGCTGGTTCGCCTCGCGGCGGATTCCGGCCTCAACCTGCGTGACTACCTCACGCTCGCGATCGACCCGCGCAAGGCGTCGGAACCGGCACGCTACGAAGGCCTGAACGGCTACGAAGCCGCGCTGTCGTTCCTCAACCTGCCGGTTCGCCAGGACCTCGAACAAGGCGTGCTGCTGCAAGCCGCCTCGGAAACGTTCCAGACGTATCCTGGCACGCGTGCCATGTTCCCGGAAGTGATGGACGACGTGCTGCGCTGGCGCAATCGTCAAGACCAGCTGGAATCGGTCGCACCGATCCTCGCGCAATCGCGCACGATCACGGGCACCGAGATGATCTCGACGTTCGTCGACGACGACAGCGCCGAGCGCACCACGCACTCGGTGGCTGAATTCGGCCGCGTGCCGGTTCGCACGATCCGTACGTCGCAGTCCAGCGTCGGTATCTTCAAGCACGGCTCGGGCTACCGTACCTCGTACGAGTTCAACCGCCGCGCTTCGCTCGACCTCATGACGCCCTTCGCGTCGCGTGTCGGTCGCGAGCTGGAGATCTCGAAGGTGCGCGCTGCCACGAGCATCCTGATCAACGGCGACGGCGTGAACCCCGCAGCTCCGGTGGTCAACCTGACCGCGTTCGGCGGCGACGCAGCCAAGCCGTTCGCGACCAACTACAAGGCGCTCGCCAAGTGGTTGCTCGCTCGCGCGAAGGCGGGCTACCCGATCGACACGCTGCTCGGCAACTACGACATGTTCATTGAAATCTTGTTCATGTTCCAGCCGGTGCTGAACCTGGGCACGGCCACGGACATCGAGAAGATGGTCGCGCACGGTGCGCCGCAAGTGAACACCAGCCTGCCGATTCTGAACAAGTCGGTGAACTTCGCGCTGTCCAGCTCGGTGCCGGAAGGCCAGCTGATCGGCTTCACGAAGGGTGAAACGCTGGAAGAGCTGGTTGAAGCAGGTTCGAACATCTCGGAAAACGAGCGTTCGATCATCAACCAGTCGATCACGTACGTGCGCACCGAAAACACGGGCTACAAGCTCGCGTTCGGCGACACCCGTCAGATCCTCGACACCGCAGCCTAATAGCTTCCGGGTTGAAGGGTTGAAGGAAAGGCCCGCCCTCACGGGTGGGCCTTTTTTCACGCCTACGGACTCCACCACACATGAAAGTCATTGCACACACCACTGGCGCCTTCCAGTTGCTGGACGCCTTCAGCGGCGACCTCATCCCGGCGCACCGCCCCGCTGTCATCGAAAAGACGATGTTCATCACCGCGCGCCTCGCGATTGAGCAAGTGAAGATCGTCGCTGAAGTGAACAGCTCGGCGACCGACGCGCAATTCGTGAAGCACTGGAAGGACTCGGACGGCGACATGGATCTCGCGATCCAGTCGTTCCTCGCGATCTACGGCCTGGACGTCGTGGCTCAAGAAGACGTGGCTCGGGAGCGCGAAGCTGAAGCTGAGACGGCCGCGCAAGAACCCGAAGCTGCCCCCGCCCCCGACGCGAAGAAAACGTCGAAGAAGTAAGGCCTCCACCGAACAGGACTCATCATGGCAAGCGATCTCAAGTACAGCGTCCCGCTGAAGAACGCTCAGCAAGACGCGATCACGACCGTGCTCGGCTCGAACGCGGTGCTGGAACTCTACAGCGGCACGAAGCCCGCTGGAGGTCCCTCCACCGCAATTACGTCGCAAGTGTTGCTATCCACGCACGCGTGTAGCGCGACGTTTGCACCGGGTTCCGCGAACGGCGTGGTCACGCTCAACAGCATCGCGAACGGCACCGGCACCGCAGGCGCGGGCGCGGGCACGAACGCAACGTGGTATCGCTTGAAGACCTCGGGCGGCGTCGCGCACGTGGACGGCACGGTTGGTATCAGCGGCTGCGACCTGAACATCGACAACCCGAACATCGCGACTAATCAGGTGGTCAAGGTGACGAGCTTCACGCTGGCTAACGGCAACTGATGTTCTGATCGGGGGCACGCATGGGTAGCCTCTCCGGCTCCACTACCATCCTCGCGGGCACGGAGACATTCAACCTCTCGTCGCCCGCGCAGACGGACTGGATTCAGTTCCCGCAGTCAGCAACCACGCCGAACCGGAAGTCAGGGGGCGGGTCGACCATCGGCCTGCCCACGCTCCTCGGTCCCGGCACGAAGACCTGGGGTGGCTTTGCCTTCGGGTATGGCTACACGTGGACGGGTGGCACGCCGACCGCGTCCGCTACCGCGCTCAAGCAAGGCATCTTCGTCAGCGTCTCACCGTCAGCGATTGGGCAGGGCTATCAGTTCACTCTGCCCGCTGACACCACCGAGCGCACCGTCACGATCTACTGGGGCGGCAATAGCTGTGCCTCGCAGCTTGATTTCACGCTGTCTGATGGTAGCGCGGCAGCACTGCAACACAACCCGACTGCTGCCGGGAATGGGGCTGCGCAATACCTGAGTACGACGCTGACGTACAGCGCGGACTCGGCGGGGCAAACGCTCACGTGCAAGCTCGTGGTCAAGACGCTCGTGGGAGGGAGCGGCAACGTCTGGATGGGCGCGGCCAAGTACCTGAACTCTACAACGACGACCTCCACCGGCACGGGCGCCGCTACGCAGGGCCGGAACGTCAGCTCGGCCTCGGGCTCGGTCGAGATCTCGGGCTCGGGTGCGGCCACCGAAGCGAAGGACACGGCAAGCGCTACCGGCGCCGTAGGCGTGGCGGGGACAGGCTCGGTGACTCAGGCCCAGGACGTCAGTGCGGCGACCGGTGCGGTCGGTGTGGCGGGCACCGGCAGCGCCACGCAGGCGAAGAACACAGCTGCGGCAACCGGCGCCGTAGGCGTGTCAGGAACCGGTAGCGCCACGCAGGTGAAGAACACGGGTGCGGCAACCGGCGCCGTGGAAGTCTCGGGCACAGCATCGAGCACGCAGGCAGTGGGCTCGGGCAACGGCACGGCGCAGCTCGGGATCACCGGCACCGCGGCGTCTAGCGAGCAGCCAGACACGAGCGCGGCGAGCGCGGGGGTGGAGGTCAGCGGCAACGCTGCCTCGACGCAGGCTCGGGATACAGCTGCGGCCACCGGCAGCGTGCAGGCTACCGGGTCCGGTGCAGCGACGCAGCAGAAGGACATGGCGTCGGCTGTGGTCACGGTGGACGTCACCGGCTCGGCGGCGTCGGTCCAGGCGCCGAACATCTCCGAGGCCACCGCCGTGATCGGCGACGAATCGCACGGTGCTGGTGCGGCCACGCAGGCGCCGAACGTTTCGAACGCAACCGGCTCGGTGTCGGTCGAGGGGAGCGCCGCGAGCACGCAGCAAGCCGACACGGCGGATGCAACCGGCTCGGTGTCGATCGAGGGTACCGGCGCGGCGACGCAGGCGCCGAACATCTCCGACGCGACGGGCACCGTCACGGGCAGCAATGAAGTGACCGGCACGGGCGCCGCCACACAGGCGCCGAACGTGTCGACCGCGTCAGCAACGGTGGTGGTCACGGGTTCTGCGTCAAGCGTGCAGCGCAAGAACGTCTCGCACGCATCAGCTTTGGTATCTGGGGGTGATACGCCGCCCCCGATCCGTAACGTTGTTCTGAACAGAGGACGAGCCATGAAATGGTTCCAAGCGGGTGAAGACCTCACCTTCGACATCGACATTCTGGTCAACGGCATTCCGTCGCAGCCCGACGCGGGCACGGTCAGCTACACGGTGCGCGATCAGGCTGGCCAGCCGATCCCCGGTCTGAACCAGCAGCCGGTCGCCGTGCCGGGGACGACCGCGTCGATCTCTGTGCCCGCCAGCGCCAACCAGCTTGCCTCGGGGTCCGAGAGCGAGTCACGCATCGTGACGCTCTCGTTCATCGCGGCCGGACAGAGCCGCCAGCTGCGCACGTCCTACAGCCTGCACGCGTTCCTACCCATCGAAGCCTCATGCGACGCGGTGCGCAGCTTAGTCGGGGTGTCGGTGGACGAACTACCGGACGACGACATCGATCTGGTCGTCTCCTACTTCGACCTCGTGGCTGAGGAGGGCGAGACATTCCGCAGCGCCTTTACGGCAACGAACCAGTCGCGCGGGGCGGCGAACCGCGCGCTCGCGCTGCGCGCCGCGCTCGATGCTGTCCCGTCGTTGCAGCTGCGGATTTTCCAGTCGCGCCAGAGCGAGAACTCATCGTTCAGCCGCTTCACGGCGGTTGACTTCGAGCGCTTGAAGAATGATCTGCGCGACAAGCTGGCCGCAGCACTGAAGAGCATCACGGCCCCCTCGGTCAGCGCCTCGATCCCGACGCTGTTCGTGGTGTCATCCCCAACCGACTCTCTGACGAACTCATAATGGCCATCGTGAACCTCACGCGTGTCCTGATCAAC